ATTGCATCGTGTAGTCTCTTTCTCAATTCCAGAACATTCCAGGCCAGATCGTGCAAATATTGATCGGCCAAGGCTGGATCTGTTTTCATTTGGTTTTGCGCCTGGTTGTGCAGTCGCTCGATAATTTTCAATTGCTTCTCGTATAAGCTCATCTAGGTCAGCATCCATTTGATCGGGGTAGTCAACCAATTGCCTGAGCATGCGATAGCGTAGAGCGTCATTCATTGCGCTCCCTTATGGTGTCCTTCTCCATGTTTTTACCAATCTCAGCGGCGGCTCTGACGATGGCGCGGCGAGTTGCGGCTTTTGGGTCATCACCCTTTATTTCCCCGACCTCAATCATCGACGGGATATGTTGAGCGCACACATTTGCATACGGCACCTTCTCATCTGCGAATGTCCAGCCGTGGTGAACGCCGATGTCTAAATCAATCATCAAGTGAAAAGCATCTTTGTCGTCGTGAAATGGACTCCATATGGATGCGCCGGACTCCTTCCCGACCCACAAAAGACAGTTTGTTTTTGGCCTATACATGGTTGGCTCAACATACCCCGCCGCTTTTGCGGCATACCTCAACAGTTCTTCGTCTGTCATGCGTTCTTCTCCTCAAGGAATCTGTCTATGGCGTTTATAAGCTCCGCCCTGTCAGTGTATTTTTCGTAGAAATCTTCTGCTTCATTTAATGTCAGCCCAACCCATTGTTTCTTTGGCGGTGCGGTGTAGAGAGGTATGTCATCTTGATTGGGGCCGATCAGGCTGCCTTCTTCATCGAACTTTGATGAGCGATGCCACCAAAGTTCCCCCTTGCCCCCATCGGTAATCCACGCCACCGGCTCCTCCTCAAGCTTCGGCGCGTACACCAACAAGTGCTGCCAAACACGCGGATCAACAGTGTCAGCCTCAGACCCCAACCGATCAACGCAGTCCATCAATTCATCGGTCAACGAAGGTGCTTGGCTCAGGGCGTCAATCTCCTCATCCGTCAGCCCAACCCATTCACGCCTCGGCGGTACGGTGTACACAGGCTGTGGGTTGAATACCTTGTCTTGCGGCTTTTTGCGGAAGTACACATGCCCTGTTCCAGTGGTATGCATCCACGCCACAGGCTCCTGCTGTGCTGGCTGATCTGCTTGGCAACAATGCCCACACCTCGGACACTCAAAAGACTTCTTCTCAAGCACCTTAGTCAATGCCTCAATTTCATCGGCATAAACATCTTCGACGCTGCAATCATTGCTAAACATATCGTTGGCGTCTTCTAGTGCCATTAACGCCATTTCTAAGGCTTTTCTGACTTCATTCATGTCGTCTAAATATGACTTTGGTTTTTGAAATTGATTGTGATCACCGCTCATGGTCTTACCCCTAAAGCAATCCGCTCACGCTCCATGCGTGCGCGCAACCGTTGTCTGAACCGGTATCGTTTGGCAATCTCAGCCCGTGTCATCTTTGACCGTGGCTTGTCCTCACCGATACCAAGCTTGTAAATGTGCGTGGCATCCACACCGCGGGAGTTCTTCACCCAGCCCGTGATGTGAGTCACGCCTTCCTTGTGTAAGGCCCTGAGATAAGACTGGACCGTTACCAAATGCAGCCCTGTCTCATCGCAGATGTTGTACGCAGTGCAGCCATCCATCAGCATCTTGATCATTCGTGCGTACAACAATTCATTCATCTTGATCATGCGCGATCGCCTTCTCTGTCACGCCAATCATCGTTACAAGCTTGCTTGCGCAATACCATCGCTTCAATGGCACGAGCAAAGGCATAGAGCCAGTGGTCAGCCGTTAGTGAGTCAGGGACACTGTCAGCACAGGCCCTGATGTCAGCATCGCTAAGCATGCTCCTGACTCCTGCGCAGGAAGTTGGGACCTTCTTGCTCGGCCTCGAGTTCGCGGATGTCGTTAGCTGCATCACTGACACCATGCCAGTCACGCCTGGCGATCATCACCATCATGTACTCGATCAGGACTTGGATTTGCACTTCGGGGTTTTGGTAGTCTTTCATTGCTAATTTCCAGGGTTGCGTCTGCAATACGGATAGCCAAAGTCGCAATGCGCTCAGGCGTATCCAGTGAATAAGGTCCATCCTTGTAATGCTCAATGCCGCGGGACAAGATCCCGTTAAGCGCTGCGGCAATCAGCGTCAATCGATCATCACTCTTCGCCATAGGGCATGCTCCATAAAACATAGATTAGAAACACAATCAGCCCGATCGAGCCGACACCAAACATCGTGATAAGCCAATCCATAAGGTCAGCCATTACCGCGCTGCCCACTGTGCAACGCCGTTGCTGAAGTAGATAACAGCGCCGGCAAAAAGGGCGTACAGCAGCCACTGGAGGCCCTTGTAGCGAATCATTTGATAGGGCGTGCGGTCAAGTACCATCAGGTCATACACCCAGTCCTGGTCATGGCTGTAATGGTTCCTAGGGGCAGGTGAGTAGCAAGCGCTCACGCCAAACTTGTAGGGCCGCTTGGTTACGGGTTTAAGCTTGCTTGTCTCAAACTTCGAGATGGGGCAAGTGCCCAGGTGCTGTAAGTAAACTTGTTCCATCAGAAGGGTGCCTCCTCATAAGTTGACAGGTCAGGCTTGGGTTTGAATGCCAGCTTGACTTGATTGCGTTGCAGATAAATCCACTCGGGAAATGGCCACTCACTGTCATTGATCAATCGGACTGCGCAGGTCCCATCAGGCTGGATGTGCTCGAGGATGCCAAGCCCTCGAGGTGTCTTCACGCGTGTGCCGGGCGTCATTTCTCCCTCTCCCTCAACATGGCGTCTGCAATCATGTAAGCCTGCCTCGCGGTTGCATCAAAATAATTCCCCTGCGCCAGTGCTTGCATCGCCTTGGCTGCAAAATAATCGCGCAGGGTCATACCTTGCTCATCGCTAGTCATTACTGGACCTTTGATTGGAAACGCTGGTCCACCTGTTTTCATATTCGCCTCCTTATGAACAACGAAGAATTTCAACATCGGAACCAACAACACAAGTCTTGTAAGACCCTTTGCCCCAATGCTCTGTAGCCCATCCAGTGATTGCGCCTTGCAATGCTTTTGGCTCGAAGTCAAAGTTTTTGATAGCAACAACATCGCCAACTTTCATGTCTTTGATCAACGGGTGATAAAACCTGTACATTGTCCCCGGCGGATGCTTATAAGTCTTGCTAGTTTTTTTAGGCGTGGAAACAATAAGATCACCAAACTCATTGCCGTCCTGGTCAATAATCTTGTACTTAACACCTGATGCGTCAAGCAATTTGATGGCCTGCGCAACTGTGCGCTTCACGATTTCTGGCATGCTCATGCTGCTCTCCTCCTGTTTCTGATGTGCTTGAACATCGACTCAAGCTCTTCCATTTCTTTTTGCAAGCGAGCGAAGGCGTTGAGTTGATAGCCATCAAGATCTTGATACGCAGATCGTATTTGTCAGATTCAATCAGTTTGATCATGGCGTCCTCCAAGGGGGCTAGGCCCCCAGTTGATTAGCGGCTGGTAACTTTGACGCTGAACACAGCGGTGGTCTTGGTGTACTTGACATAAGCCTCGGCACCAAAGGCTTTGATGAAGGCGTCCTTGTCAAAGACGCAACGATTGGTCTCGGTGTAGGTGGCTTTGAAGAGTGAGCCTTCAACAGACTTAGCACCGCCGTTGCTAGCGCTGTCCTTGATGGCGTCTTTGATTGCGTCAGCCTGCTTGGTCAGGTCTGCGATCTGGGCGAGCAATGCGCCGAGTTGGTCAACTGATGCTGCGGTGATGTTTGCGATGTCGTTTTGCATTTTTTGCTCCTGGGTTTGCTTACATAGCGAAGTTGCTATGGGATAAATCTTAGGCTTGTTTAATCCACTTGTCAAAGCCTATCCGACCGTTCATCCACCCAGGAGCTACCACTCGTACTACTGATAATTATTTTTTGCCTGCCAATACTTCAAAAGCGACTCGAACATTAACCAACCCCTCTCCACATCAGCCTTGGTCCATTCATAGAGTGATACCAGTCCTGAGTGGGTTGTACTCACAAACACATTGGCACAAGCCGCGTCAGGAAGGATCAGCCCTGATCGGTAGGCTGCAAGCTGCATGAGGTGCTCATCAAACCCTTGCGGATCATCCTGTGGTCCAAAAGCTTTGGTCTTGATGTCAATCACCGCTACCTTGCAGTGCAGATCACATTTGCCACCAAAGCCTTGTGGATGTGAGAAGGACTTCTCACTGATCCAGTCCTGCTTGCCATACGCTTTGTCGAGGATCTGTTTGACGGCTAGGTAGCTCTCATTTGGTGGCCCACCCTCGAAGGCTGATTGGACCTTTGCATGGATAGCGGTGCCCAGGTCGCGAGCCTCTGAAGCTTGCTCTTTGCTGTCCTTCAGGACTCGGTCAGCGTAGGCGTCCAGGGACTCATCATCACGCTTTGGTAGCGTCATGGCGGCGAGCAAGATCTGTTGCTGTTTCCAAGCCTCCAGACCAGGCTTAGCGGCGCAATTAAGGATCGTGGTGACCGAAGGTACCAGGTCATACTTGCGCGCGTCCCTGAGCGTTGTATTGCGCAGGTGGCCGGCATTTGATTTGACCTGGTACATCGGCTCGCCGGTACGGGTGTACCAGTGGCCAGCCTCAGTAGGGCGTTCTTTTATTTCCATGCTTTCACTTTCACGATGCGTTGAAGTTTTCCTGACCGGCCAGGCTTGCGCTCGCCGGTATCCTCAATGAATCCTTTATCGAGCAGGGCGCGAAACCGCGCCGTAATCGATGAGTAAGGCTTCGTTGGATTGAGTGCCAAGACATCATCTTGTGTGCAGCCATCGGCAAAACGCTTGATCGTTTCGTAAACAAGCTTTTCAAGCTCGCCACTCTTAACCGCATGGGCTGCCGCATGACTCGTATCAGGGTCATCTCTACGGACCAAAAGCTTAGGGTCCGTGCCAAACTCGGCAATCTCTGGAAGTTCAAGCTGTTTCATAACCAATGCCTCGGCCAAAGTAATGTGGTTGACTCTTTTGCCCCCATGGCTACGAGTTCATCAGGGGTAAAACACTTGCCGCCAGGCCACACAAACACATGCTGCTTTGTGTAGTGCGGCACCAGCAAGA